TACCCCGTTGACGGAGCCAAGGTCTTCGTCAGCACCATCTGGGACGGAGAGCCCGAGGAGGCTCGCTACTACTACCGGCCCATCCTCAACCAGCCGTCCGAGATCCCGTTCCTCAATGAGGACATGATCTACATGATGGCGAACCCGGCCACCAACAGGGTGGTCGGCCTGTCTCCTCTGGAGACCCTGAAACTCTCCATCGATGCCGAACTCTCCGGGTCCACGTACAACGCACGTCAGGTGCAGAACGCCGCCCCGGATGGCATCTTCGACCTTGGTGAACTGGCTCGACCCGAGCATGTGGAGAAGTTCCGATCCTACTGGGCAGCCGAGGTGTCAGGGCGTGGGGCTCTGGCGTTCATCGGCGGCACCAAGGGAGCGAAGTTCATCCCGTTCCGTGAGTCGAACCGGGACATGCAGTACCTCGAGTGGCTGACCTATCTGGTCAAGAAGATCGCAGCCGTCATGGGCATGGATCCTCTCGATCTCGGTCTGTCCGCTGACATCAACAAGGCCACCGCTCAGGTGAAGGACCAGCAGACCGAGGATCGCGGCCTGCGCCCCCTGCTCGCCAACGTGCAGGACTTCAACACCAGAGAGGTTGCGTGGGACCGCTCGTTTGGTGGCCGCAAGAACAACCTCGCGTTCAGGTTCACCCGGCTCAACCTCAAGGAGAGCCTGTCCAAGGCCCAGATCAACCAGATCGCCTTGGGTGGGATGCCGTGGAAGACCGTGAACGAGGCGAGGCGCGACGACGGGCGTCCTCCCATTGGCGATCCGATGGGCGAGGAGAACCCGTTCAACAAGTTGATGGCAAACACACCCCGTGGTCTCGCGCTCGTAGAGAACGTCCCCGATGCCACAGAGATCACAACCCCCCCCTCCACGCCAGACCCGCAGAACGGAAAGCCGAGTGGGACGGCTGACTCTGGATCTTCGGGAAGCGGCCCAAGGAAGAAGGAGTACTAGCCAGTGGCTGCAACCATTCAGGTCAGTGTCCAGACGGGCGCTGCCGCAGGATCCGCGACCGATGCCGTCGCGGGTGTTGACTTCATCAGCGCGGACAACTCGACCAACACTCTGGCGAACCGCCAGAACTACCCGATCTCGGTGGGGACGAACTCCTTCGAGAAGTGGGTCCGTCTCAAGGTCGCGACACCGGGCGCGAACTACACCAACAACTTCAAGATCTGGGGCGACGGTGCCGTGGATACGTCCACGACCCTTGCCTTCACCTGCGCGTACGTCACGTACCAGCAGGGGACCACCGCAGCGACGACCATCGGCAATGCCAACTTCGTCTCCTACACGGCAGGCGCGAAGGCGACGTGGGACACCACGACCTACTGGCAGACGAACACCGGCTCGTACACCAAGTACGCCGTGTTCCAGTTGCAGGTGGGGGCGACTGCGGGTCCGGGCAACTGGACGCAGGAGACCATCTCCTACTCCTACGACGAAGCCTAGAGAGGCAAGACCCATGGCCCATCCTTGGAGCCAGCCCGAGCACCACACGGCGCACGACGAGCCGCCTGAGGAGATCTTCTACCTCAGGCACCTCGCCAGTGCTCTCGAGGGGCTCGGCGAGATCGTTATCAGCATGCAGATCCAGCAGGAGAACATCGTGGCAAGACTCGACACCCTCACGGCAGCCGTTGCCGACCTCCAGACCGCTGCCGCCGACGCAGCCACCCGCTCCGACGCCGCAGCCGCCGCAGCCGAGAAGGCTGCTGCGGACGCGGCCACTGCCGCAGCCGACGCAGCCACCGCTGCCGAGGCCCAGCAGGCCAGCATCGACGGCCTCACCGTTCAGGTCACGGACCTGACCGATCAGGTCGCCGCCCTTCAGGCGGATGCCGTGACGCAGGACGAGATCGACGCCATCGTGGCTGCGGTCGCGGCCATTGCGGCCACGCTCGCCGCCATCGACGGGGCTCCCGCTCCGGTCGAGCCGACGGTCTAGCCGTCTGCTAGTCTGGTACGTAGCGGCGGGGCGGTCCCGGCGGCACGCCCCGCCGCCCGTTCCGCCGCAACATCTGGAGGGATCAGATGCAAGATCGGATGCTCACGGTCCTGTGCGTGACCCGGAACAATCCGGTCGCGCTCGTGGAGACGTTCCAGTCGTGGTTGAGCACGACCACCGACAAGGGGATGACCCGCTTCAGGGCTGTCATCGACATCGATGACCCTGTCAAGGACGAGTACGCTCGAGCGTGCGCTGCCTTCTCCATCGAACTCACCGTCGTCCCACCTGAGCACATCGGGTGGATGAACACGGCCCTCAACTACGCCGCCCTCCTCGTGGCTGGCTGGGGCTACGACATCGGCTTCGTAGGAGACGACCACCGCTTCCGGACGGAGGGATGGGACCTCCGCGTCCGGGAGGCGCTCCAGACCCGCGCCTTTGTCTACGGCAACGATGGGTGGCAGGGTGCCAACCTGCCGACCGAGGTCTTCATCCGCAGCGATGTCATCCGTGCTCTGGGCTACTTCGCCCTGCCGGGTGCGCGGCACCTGTACCTCGACAACCAGTGGAAGACCCTCGGGATCGAGTCCGACTCGATGATCTATCTCGATGGCGTGCTGATCGAGCACATGCACCCGTCTGCTGGCAAGGGCGTCTGGGACGATAACCACCAGAGGGTCAACGCTCCGGAAATGTACGGTCACGACCGCCAGATCTTCGAGAAGTGGCTGGAGTCCGGTCTGTATCGGGACTCCGACATCGTCAGGACCGTGATGTCGCGGTGAGGCGTATCGGACTGTCTGACTCGGAGATCATCCCCTACAACCTGAGAGGTGGAGGGAACGAGTTCACGGAGTTCGACACAGGTCAGCCGGAACGGGTCATGAAGGCCCGCGAGATCATCGGCGTCATCGGCGATGAGATGCTCTACGGCAAGCACGGCCCGTCCCAGTCGCACGCGGTCATCGTGGAGCCCGGATGCTCCACGGGTGACATCAGCGGCTACTACAGTCAGTACGGTCACGAGGTCATCGGCATCGACGTGACTCCCGGTGCCGTGGCGATGGCACGCCAGAAGTGGCCGAGGATGAGAGCGGTCGAAGCAGATGTCGAGCGCATGATGCCGATCACCTGCGACATTCTCGTGATGTGCGAGTTCCTCGAGCACATCGTGGATCCGGTTGCCTTCGCGAAGGCATGGATGCCGCTGGCACGGTTCTCTGTCATCGGCCATCCGCTGGTCGGCGATGGTCATGATCAAGAGCCCGGACACCTGTGGGCCTACACGCCCGAGGACTTCGAGGCGTGGTTCACCATGGGTGGTCACAGGATGCGCGAGGCGTGGACGTTCGAGATGGCCGGGTATCAGATGGCTATCGGCTGGGGAAAGCGGACATGAGACTCCGTCTCGAGCGCGAGCCATTCGACTATCAGACCCTGAGGAACAACCTCGCTTGGCCCGAGCATGACGTGCGTACCCATGTGATGGCCGGTCTGGTCGTTGCGTCGGGGGCCAAGTCGATCCTCGACCCTGCTGCTGGAGACGGTGCTCTGGAGTTCATCGCAGACGAGATGGGGGACTTCGAAAGGATCGTAGTCGGCGACATCAGCCAGCCGAACGCAGACCTCATGAAGAGAGTCTCGAGCGGGAAGGGCTGGAGGGTCACCTGCGCCGACATCAACGTCATCCTTGAGGTAGCGCCGCGCTGCGACATCGTCGTCCTATCAGAGATCCTCGAGCACCTCGAGGATCCCGACCACACCCTGAGATTGGCGAGGGACAAGGCAGATCTCCTGATCGCCAGTTCTCCCGTCATGCGTCCGGGCCAGATGGACCCCAATCCTGAGCACCTCTGGCAGTTCGACGCGGACGGCTACATCGAGATGATCGAGGCCGCGGGTTGGAGGCGCTCCCACTCGAACATCCTCAACTTCCCGACCATGTACGACTTCCAGATCTGGGTGTGCTCATGAGGGTCTTGGTCACCGGCTCATCGGGGTTTCTTGGCAGGCACTTCCTCGAGTACTGCGCCGAGAACTTCGACCACGTCACAGGGGTGGATCTCAAGCCCCACCCGGAGGGGCTACCGACATTCGAGGCCGACATCGTTGACTGGATGGTCGAGCACGATCATTCGGGATACGACTACGACCTCGTGATCCACATGGCCGCTCCCGTTGGCGGCAGGGAGAAGATCGAGGGCGATCCTCTCTACAACGCCGACAGCCTGAGGATCGACTCCTCCCTGTTCCGCTGGGCCGTCAGGCACGCCAAGACGGTCCTGTACCCATCATCGTCCGCGGTCTACGGGACGAGGTTCCAAGGCGAGGGGATCGACGGCGAGCGCCTCAGTGAGTCCTTCCTCGACCTGAGGCAGACGTGGGAGGACATCCCCTACCCCGACGAGATGTACGGCTTCACGAAACTGGCTGGAGAGAGGCTGGCGTTTTCCGCCGCGAAGTACGGCCTGAACACCCTGTGCATCCGACCCTTCAGCGGTTACGGCCCGGGGCAGAGCATGGAGTACCCGGTCCCGTCCATCGCCGCTCGAGCGATCAGGAGAAGCAACCCGATTACCGTCTGGGGACCGGGGACACAGCAGCGGGACTTCGTGTACGTGACCGATCTCGTCGGTGCCGCGATGGCCCGTCTGGAGTACGTGGTCGATGGCTATCAGGTGATGAACATCGGTTCCGGGATCCCTGTCTCGTTCAACGAGATCGCCCGGACCTGTGCTGCGCTCTGTGACTACGTGCCGGTGATCGAGAACCTCGTGGACAAGCCGATGGGCGTCAGCACCCGCTACGCAGACATCAGGGAGATGATCCGCTACTACACGCCGAAGGTTGATCTGACCTTGGGCCTCCAGAGAGTCATCGCCGAGATCGCCTACCCGTGAGCCTCGATATCGTCATTCCAGCCACGAGGAGGACGGTCAACCAACTCCTGTGGAGCCTGTCTCAGGGGACGGCATGTCCCGACAGGGTGATCGTGGTCACGAACGAGGTCGAGTGCATCGAGTCGTTTACAGACAAGTTCCCGGTAGACGTGATCTCGTTCAGCAGCAGGCACCACCCCATCGGGCAGTTCGATCAGGCTCTCCGCAGGAACATCGGCATCTGGGACTCCACAGCCGACTACGTCATGACTCTCGATGACGACCAGTACGCTCCCCGGAACCTCGTCACCTCCGCTCTCGCCGAGGTCAAGAAGAGACGCATCGTCTGGGGCCACCACAGGTTCATCGACTTCGAGGCCTTCGGTGATGGGCTTCTGGACCTTCCCCCGAGCCGCGGCAGGAGCAGGGAGTCCCACGTCAACGGTGAGCACCTCTGGATGTCCTGCTACGCGGGCCTGATGGTGGCGGAGAGGGAGTTGCTGCTCGAGGTTGGCGGCTACGACATGATGTTCCTCTGCCGCGGTGGAAACGAGGATCAGAACCTCGGCAGGAGGATCAACCACTTTCTGGACAGGGGAGACAGGATCTGGGTCAGCGAGCCCCCTTTCGCATGGCACCCAGAGAAGGCTCGCACCCACGGGAACCTCAAGAACAACACCTGTGGGGTCTCGTCAGCATGGCTGGAACCGTCCATCATCAACGGTGTCAAGTTCGACAAGTGCAGCAAGCCAGCATGCACCTATCGAGTCTTCGCGGACGAGAAGGAACGGCTCTTCACCGATAGCGTGGTCATCCCCTACGATCCACGTACAGTCAGCCTCAAGAAGGAGCGCATCTGATGGCAACCGTCACGGTCACCCCGACGAGCCCCCGGGCAGTCACCGACTTCGTCCGGGTCCACGTCGTGGACGCAGACCAGAACACCCTCTCCGGTTACGACGGGACCGAGGTCTCGACCATGCCCGGCACGCCCGTCAAGTACCCGGCCAGCCCGGAGATGAGGTACTACCTCACCTTCGACAAGGACAACTCCGTCGAGAAGGGGCGCTCCTACGAGTTCTCCACGTCCTCGGTGGGTGTCGATGTTTCCGGCAACCCCGTGGCTGGTGAGCACGTCTTCAACAACTTCGTCTTCCCCGTCGCGGGTTCGTACCGCGTCAACCTTCGCAAGGTCTCGGACGACTCGGTCGTTGCCTACGTGGCAGTCACCGTCCAGTAAGCAGGGCAGATCGCAGAGGGAGCGAGATGCGCGACAGGAACAGGGGAGGGATCGTCCCTCCCGCCCAGCCCATGGAGATCTATCGACTGAGCCCGCCCGCGGCTGATGGGTCACGGGCGGTGGGCACGATAGCCTTCTGCACCCGCGACGACATCAAGGCCGCAACGGCGATCTCGTGGAAGAGGGGTGACTACTCGTTCCTCGCCGCGAACGAGTACATCAGCGAGTTCATCATCACCGGCAACCTGCTGACGATGCAGCGCAACGAGTGCATCAAGCAGATGGACGGGGACTGGATCCTGTTCATCGATGACGACATGACGTGGCAGCCGCAGGCCATCCGCCAGATCGTGGAGACCCAGCGGAGGACAGGGGCGGAGGTCGTCGGTGGCCTGTGCTTCCAGCGAACCCCACCCCACCAGCCGACCCTGTACATGTCCAACGCGGACCACACCGGATACGCCTTCGAGGAGAAGTGGAACGACGGCGAGATCCTCGACGTTGACGCCACCGGTCTGGCCTTCTGTCTGATCACGACCGCGGCCCTGACCAAGATCATCCATCACGAGACAGGGGACAAGAGCATCGTCTGGCCCAGCCTCGAGGAGAGAAAGAGGATCCCCGGCTGGAGGTTCTTCCAGTGGGATGGGCGCTGGGGAGAGGACTTCCAGTTCTGCCGAGCGGCCAAGTCTGCTGGCTGCAGGATCGTCGTGGACACCGGCATCGAGATCGGCCACGTTGCTGACATCGTCGTGACCAAGAAGGACTTCCTGAAGGAGGTCTTCTTCCGTCATGAGGCCGTGGAGAACGCCAAGAGGGAGTCCGTCAAGGATCTCGGGGTCGATGTCCTGAGCCGCGCGGAGGCTCTCGTCCTCCTCGAGAAGATGATGGAAGACGAGGCACGGCGGTGAAGATCTTCGAGAACAACTCGGGTGTGGAGTTCACTGGCTGGGCTGGAGACAACCCCTTCTTCCTCGCCATCAATGTCGGTGGTCAGTCCCTGATCGTGGACCTAGACGAGCCCGGCTGGATGTGGGAACGTGAGGGCCTGATGAGGGAGACCGGCGAGTGGGTGCTGGTCGCCAAGAATGATGCCAATGCCGCGTTGGGGACGATGGTGCTTTCCATCCGTGTCCTTGACGGGGAACAGCCCTACTACACCAAGAGGCACTTCGGATCGCTGCTTGCTGGAGGCGAGATCGTCGTCTACGGTATCGGCAAGAAGAGGCTGGATGGTCACGTAGACCGGATGTGGATCTTGCCCAATGGGGTGATCTGTGCCGGTGATGACGTGGACATCATCGCACCGAACATCCTGAGGGGGGCGTCCTCGTCGTAGGCCCTCGGGGACTGAACTGGCACCCCAGAGGGCATTGGGGATATCTCACCCCGATACACTGACGAGGAGCCACTGTGGGCAAGGCCAAGGCTACTGAGGACTCTCTGCGCTATGAGCGTCAGGTCGTTGAGTCGAAGCAGAAGTCGTACCGACGACTTTCAACGCAGGCTGACACCTATGAGCGCAGGCTCACTGATGAGCAGATCAAGGGTGCC